ATCAACTGGTAACCTTGTAGAAGGAATAAAAGAACAAGATGTTGTATATTATGACAAACATGCAGGTCATGGTATACAGCATAAAGATATATTATACTATGTTATTCAATCAAGAGACGTAGTATTAATAGATTAAACCCAAACCATAAACTTAAAACCTTAAACTTAAAAACAAAAACAAATTATTAATTAAAAAAAACAAAAATTATGGATACACAATATAGTGGAAAATTAAGTGGTAAAATGCTATATTTTATGGAGCAAACAGATGGCGCGTTTGATGCGGCTAATGATTGTATGGCTGTCCCTGTAGAAAGATTCAAAGGGTTTAGACAAGCTGGTACTAATGTTGCTCAATTAACAATGGAATTTGACCCAATGTTAGGATACGCGGCAGGTGACGCTGCTGGATCACATGACGATACGTTTGTTGCGGATAGCGTTGTATTAACAATAGCAGACAATAAACATAAGGAAGCTATGGCTGATATATTAAATCTAATACATGGTACTCACTCTGATGGGTTTATTGTTATAGCAGATGGTTCAAATTCAGTGTTTGCAAGTACACACATTACAGCGTGTGCAATTACAATTACTGCTGAAGCCTAATTAATTATTAACACTTAAAAATATAAAAAAATGATAAAAGAAAAATATTTATACTTTATGGAAGAAACAGATGGTTTATTCAATGTTGCGAATGATGCCATTTGTGTTCCTTTGAGTAGATTAAAAGGTTTTAGAGCTAATGGTACTACAACACAGTTACTTATAGAATTAAAACCTATGCTAGGTTATCTTTCTGGAGATGACGTTACTTTAGTTGCAGATAGCGTTTTACTTACAATAACAGCTAATAAGCAAAAAGAAGTTATTGCTGATATTACAGCCGCTATAAATGCTGCTAGGAATCTTGATGAGCCAATGATTGTTGTCTCTGACGACTCAAACTCAGTATTTGCTAGTAAATATATTACTGGATGTGCTAACACAGTAACAGCTGAAGCATAGTAAATGCGATTAACCGCGCAAGATTTGCGTGAAATGAATATCCTTAAGTATTACAGGCTCACACGTAAGTGGGCTTGTAAGACTTACGGGATTTTAGACGCAGACTTAGAACTTTTATTTTATTTAGATTGTGAAGAAAGATTCACACGAAAAGATTTCATGGACGGAGCATATACATTCTCTTGGGATAAAGCCAGATGGGATAGGCTTAGACAAGACGGATGGATAGATGTTTGGAGACATAGAAATCGTACTACTATTAAATATAGTATATATAAAACATCTTATAGATGTAAACAGTTGATAAATAGGATTTATAGAATCTTATTAGGAGAAGAAGATATGCCCACTTCAGAAAGAAGTGTATTTTATAACAACCGGTCATATACAGATAAAGTTTATAACAAAGCTATAGACGATATGATTAAGGACAAAAACAGATAATATTATGCCAGTATTTAAAAAAGCAAAGAAAAAGAAAAAGAAAAAGGGAAAGAAAAACACATATGGAAAATAAATATGTGGAGTTTATTTAAAGATAAAAATGAAATCAACGAAAAAAACATAGTTGGATTTGCTTCGTTTGTAGTTATGGTATTATTTGCCATTGCAGACTTAGTAACTAGCTTCATTGGATGAAGTCTGGTACAAAAGTGAAGTTAATGAAACACACTGGTAAATTTAAACCTCACACAGGTGCAAGCTTATATGCTAGTTTTGATGTTCAAAAAGTACATAAAAAGAAATAATGCTAGGTAAAATATTTTCAGGTGGTGCAGCAGACCTAGTAAAAGGTGTTGGAAATGTAATAGACAATCTACATACTAGTACTGAAGAAAAATTAGCTGCAGAACAAAAAATTAAAGAATTAGTTGCCAACTATCAAGTGGAAATGGAAAAAAATATCACTAACCGTTGGCAAGCTGACATGAATTCAGATTCATGGTTAAGTAAAAATGTAAGACCATTAGTATTAATATTTTTAGTAGTGTGTACTATGTTACTTATATTTATAGATGCTGGACAATTAAAATTCAACGTCAAAGACTCTTATGTTGATCTTCTACAGTTAACACTTATAACTGTGATTGGCGCTTACTTTGGCGGTAGAAGTTTCGAAAAATCAAAAAAATAAAAATTAAATGGCTAGATTAGGAAATTATCCTGTAGATACAACTCTATCAAGGACGGATAAGTTTTTGGGTACCAATGCTGATGGTACTACGAGAAACTTTACCGTAGATGGAGTTCGTACTTTTTTTAGTCAAGACAGTGCTGCTGGAGCTGCAGATGAGTTAAATTATAAATTCAAAGACTCTACAACAAACACTATTGGTATCATGTCAACTGACGGTGTTACTGCATTCTCATCAATAAGCACAATTAAGTTACACGAAAAAGCAAATGGACTAGAAACATCTATTTCTAACTTTTTTAGTGAGTTTGTAAACAAAGATATAGTTATTATAGACGTTGAAAATTTAAATAAATACGGTGTCTATACTTGCACAGCTGTTGCTGCTGATAGCGGTAACTCTGGGCTTTACGATTTAACTTTGTCATATAGAAGCGGTAATGGTTCCCTTGTCGCTAATCAATTTTATTCAATTTTATTGTATTCTGGAGCGCAAGACAAAAGTCATACACATACACAAAATGTGAGCTCAGCTAACTGGGTTATAACTCATAACCTAAATAAATTTCCAACTGTTACTGTCAAGCTATCAACTGGCGTAATAGGGACTGCTGCGGTTACTTACCAAAGCGAAAATCAATTAACCGTAAGCTTGTCCGGTGCAAATACTGGAACTGCATACTTAAACTAACAAAATTTAAAATAAAAACAAAATGGCAATAGAATTTTTAAACCATATTAACTTAAATGACTCGCAGTTGCAAAATGCAAAGTTGCACGTAACAAGTTCTGCTCCAACAGCTGCTGCGGGACAGATTTATGTTGATAGTGGAGATAGTAATAAATTAAAATATCACAACGGAACAGAGTTTTTAACTCTAGGTACTGCTACCGGTGATATAACCAGCGTAACAATAACAACAGACTCTGGTGGTGGTAGCGCGGCATCAGATACTTCTGGTGATGCAGCTTTTTCCATACTTGGAGGTGATGGTATAGGCGTAACAAACAGTGGTGCAACAATTACAGCGGCTATAACAGCTGCACAAACAACAATAACATCCGTATATAATTCTGGCTTAGTAGTAGGTTATGGTGCTAGTCACGCTAACATAAACTTTGGAACAGATAATCAAATTGATTTTGATATTGATGGTACAGCTCAAATAAGACTAACAGATGGTGTCTTAGCTCCTGTAACTGATGATGATATTGATTTAGGTTCAAGCTCAAAGCAATTTAAAAATGGTTATTTTGATGGTACATTAGAAGCTGATGCTATAACAGTTGGTGGTACTGCTTTAAATACAGTTATTGCAGGAGTAACAGTTACAAATGCAACAACAGCAGCAGTAGCAACAGCAGTAACAATTACAGATAATGAATCTACAAATGAAAATAATGCTCTTATATTTACAGCTGGTGGTGATGTAGACGGTGGTAATCTTGGTTTAGAATCAGATGGTACTCTTACTTATAACCCTTCAACAGGAAAAGTAACTGCTACAGGATTTATAGGAACCTTAACAGGTAATGTTACTGGTAACGCATCAGGATCATCTGGATCTTGTACTGGTAACGCTGCAACTGCTACTGCACTTGAATCAGCTAGAAACATAAACGGAGTTGCTTTCGATGGTACTGGTAACATTACAGTTACAGCTGCTGGTTCTACTTTATCAGACACAGTTACAGTTGCAAAAGGTGGTACTGGAGCAACTTCACTTAACTCAAACGGTGTTTTAGTTGGTAATGGTACAAGCGCAATAACAAGTTCTACTAACTTATCTTTTGATGATACTGATGTAACTTTAGCTAGTACTGGTAAAATGCAATTTAGAGATAGTAATTCTTACATACACTCTAACGCGGCAAATGATATAGAGGTTGTAGGTACTACTATAACTTTAGACGCTGGTAGTGATATTCAACTAGAAGGTAACACAACTGTTACTGGTAACTTTTCTGTCTCAGGTACTTTAAATGTTGATGGTACTACTACAACTATTGATTCAACCACAGTTGCAATAGCTGATAGTATGTTAAAATTAGCTAAAGATCAAGGCACAAGCGCTGATGATGTTGACTTTGGTTTTTACGGTCAATACGGTGTTGGAGGTACTGCAAAATATGCGGGTATATTTAGAGATGTAAGTGCTTCTGGTGATCCTTTTGTATTCTTTGATAGTTTACAAGCTGAGCCTGGCGCTACAGTAAACACTAGTGGTACTGGTTATGATTTAGCAGATATATCAGCTGGTGCAATTACTGCTGCGGATGGTTTTGTAGGAGACATTGAAGGTAATTTAACTGGTACGGTAGCAACCGCAACACAAGGAACAATTGATCACGACACTTTAGCAAACTTTGTAGCTAACGAACACATAGATCACTCTTCTGTAAGCATAACTGCTGGTGATGGTTTAACTGGTGGTGGTACAATTGCTTCTACTAGAACAGTTGCTGTAGGTGCTGGAACTGGTATAACTGTAAATGCAAATGATGTAGCAGTAGCAGCAGCACAAACGAGTATAACATCTATTTACGCTACAGATTTAATCCTTGGAGAAGATTCTCAAACAGCAATTGATTTTGGAACTGCTAATGAAATTGATTTCAAAGTAGATAATGCGGCAAGACTAACGTTAACAGCTTCTGCGTTATATCCTGTAACTGATAATCAAATAGATTTAGGTACATCTTCATTAGAATTTAAAGATGCATATTTTGATGGTACTGTAACTTCTGATGCTTTTGCAGGTCCTTTAACTGGTAATGTTACGGGTAATGTTTCTGGATCTTCAGGTTCATGTACAGGTAATGCAGCAACTGCTACGGCATTAGAATCAGCAAGAAATATTGGTGGTGTAAGTTTTGACGGTACTGGTAATATTAATCTACCAGGTGTAAATACTTCAGGTAACCAAGATACTTCTGGAAACGCTGCAACCGCTACGATATTAGCAGCCGGTGCAATTGGTGCTGTTAAAGTTTATGAACTAGACAATAGTACTAGTGGTGTAGCCGCAGATCAAGCAGGTAGTGACTCAACAGTATTTACTATTACTCACGGTATGGGTGCTAGTAGATTTTACAAGGTTGAAGTTGTGAAAGACAGCGGTAATTATGACACTGTGTATACTGATGTAACTAGACCATCTGATACTACTATTGTAATAACGTTTGGATCTGCCGTTGCTAACGGTGCGTACAGAGCAATGATTACAAGAATGGCATAATAATTAAAATAAAATAAAATTAAATGGCGATACAGTTTTTAAATGCAGTTGATGTTACTGGCGAGGTACAAGGTACTTCGCTAGACATCAATGGTGCTGCTGATATATCTGGTGTTTTAACACAAGGTGGTCATATTGAAATGGCTTCTGCTAAAAGAATAAGGTGGGGAGCTGGAGATGCTATGATTGCAGAAGGTATATCTGAAAATTATGCTTTAGAGTTTTCAACATATAACGGTAGTTCTATGACAGAGGCTTTAAGGTTGAGTGGTGATAATTCTGCAACTTTTACAGGGTCTCTTACTATACCTGAATACATAGTTCACTCTGGTGATACTAATACTTATTTTGGTTTTAGCGCTGCAGATACATTTAAACTTCATGTTGGTGGCGAAGATGTTCTTAGAGTTAATGGCGGCGCAACCACTGACGAAGCAGCGGTGACAATACTTTGTGGAGGTGGTACTAACGCAACTAACATAGGTTTGTTATTAAATGGTAACACAAATGGTGAGACTTTAAAGGTCAAAATGATGAACCCAAATGACAGTGGTAGTGTCACGGGTGCTGGTATACTTTCTTATGAACCAGATGGCGATACATTTAACATAGGCCAAAGCACAACTCACAACAACATGGCTATGTCTATTGATAACAGTGAAAATGTTACTTTTGCTGCTAATATAGGCGTAGGCGGAACAGTGCTTGGTACCTCTGCTAAATTTGGTAGAGACGCAGATAATCTTATAGATTTTGCATCTACAGATAATCAAATAAGATTTAGAGTTAACGGAGGTGACGAAGCTAATATGACTAATGCTTTTTTCTATCCTCACTCTAACGATGGTATGGCACTTGGTCAAGCGGCTACCGCATGGTCTGACCTTTTCTTGGCATCGGGTGCTGTTATTGGGTTTAATAATGGTGATGTTACGCTAACACATAGCTCTAATACTTTAACAGTTGCTGGTGGTACTCTTGCTACGGCTGCTTTGACTGCTACAACCGGTACTTTTTCTGGCAATATTACTGCTAATGGTGATATTATTGGTGATGACGGTACTAATATAACTAATATAAACCGTATTGAATCAGACTCGTTCGCAGCAGATGCTGATAACACAACTACAATTAATATGGGTGCTACTCAGATTGAATGTTTAGTTGCAGACACTGATATATTTCAAGTCGGCGAGGATTCATTTACTTTTGATCCTGCAATAAAAACATCTATACATAAACGATTGTTTGCTAAAACGACAAATGTTGATGGTAACTTTGATGGTGATGTAGTTTTTTTTGGTAGTACAACATCAATGACTGCTGGTAAATTATATTATTATAATTCAAGTGGTAACTGGGCTTTGGCTGATGCTGATGCCGCTTCAACCTCTACTGGTTTATTAGGCGTAGCTTTGGGAACAGCCTCAGACACAAATGGTATGCTACTTAGAGGTATGGTCACTGTAAATACTATTGGAGGTACTGAAGCAGTTGGAGATATATTATATGTAGCTTTAGCTGCTGGTGATGTTACTAAAACAGTTCCTTCAGGTACTGGTGATATAGTAAGAGTTGTGGGATATTGTTTAGACGCTAATAACGGTCAAATATGGTTTAATCCTGACGGTGCGTTTGTAGAGATTGCGTAATGAGTTATAAAGATAAAACATTAATATTTGAATCTAATAAGATTTATTACAACGATGCTAATAATAGTATTGAAATGGAAGTAATGATGGACTGGGAAGATGCTGTTATGAAAAAGTCTGCTGATTATGTTTGTGAAAATGGAGGAGATATATTAGAGATAGGATTTGGTATGGGTATAGCCGCAAACTATATACAGGCAAATTCAATAAACTCTCATACTATAGTTGAAAACCACCCACAAATAATAGAAAAAGCAAAAGCTTGGGCTGCTGACAAATCTAACGTAACTATTATAGAAGACGATTGGAATACAGTTAAAGATAAAAGAAGAACAATTTGTTTAGCTACTTATGATGGTATATTCTACGATACATTTGGGGATGAAAATATGGGTAATTTTAAAAGCTCTTTAGCTAATTTAGCTAATTCAGGTTGTAAAGTTACATGGTGGAACAGTCTTGCAAGTGAAAATAACTATTATAATATCACTGGTGTTACTTACGAGGCTATTACAGTAAACCCTCCACCTAATTGTTATTTTAATCACACTACTTATTATCTACCTAAAAAAGAGTTTTAAATGGGAACGTTAGCATCAAATAGAAAAGGATATATACAAGGACCATCGGCGAGTAGTTATTCTGATTCTTATCAAGCCTCTGGTAATGGTACTGCTTATGATGCCCAAAGTAGTAATGTTCCCTCAGCAATACAATACTTTAAATCAACAGGTAGAGGTGGTGGTACATATAGATTTACAAGAACATTTATACATTTTGATACATCAGGAATAACAGGTGGATCTAGTTTTCAACTTGTTGTTACTTCAGTTGCGGGTGATTCTAGTGATGGTAATTACAACATAATTGCTTGCAACCACAACGCGGGTAGTGGTAACGGTGGTGAGCTTGCAAATGATGATTTTGACAATGCAATTAAAGGTACTAAATGGTCTTCTAGCACCGCGTGGCCATCAAGTGGATCGGTAACTATTAGTTTAAATGCTGCTGCTGCTACTCAAATCATAAATAACGATGACTTTAACGTAGCTTTACTTTTAAAAATTGATGCTGATGAAGACGCAGAAGATCCGTTAGAGTCAAGTGGTAGTGTAAGTGACGGTATAGCTTTTGGTAGTGCTATAAACTTAACATATACAGATCCAGCTAGTGGATATACGAATAAAGTAAACAATATAGAGCCGGAGAATATAGGTAAAGTAAATACTATTGCGACAGCGAGTATAGGTAAGATAAATACGGTAGGTTAATTAATAATTTCTTAATTCACCGTTTATAAAAGATGATTAAAACAATAACGCTTTAAAACAATCATAAAGTGTGTAATAATAATAAAAAGAAAATATAAAAAATTATGGCAACAGGAAACTCACAAGAAGTAGCATATGGTTTTGGACAACTAGGTAGTGCTCATGTAAAAACAGCAACCCCACTAGTACCACCAAAAGGTATGGTTATAGTGGCTATACAATTTTTAGCTGCTAATACTTTAAGTAAATTAGTATCTGAAAGCGATAGAGCTGGTCTACCAAACTATATAGATACAGAGACAGAAGGAAACATGAACTATAATGGTTATCATGAATCAAATGTTACAAATGGAACTTATGCAGCTGGAGCTGCTATTACAGTAACTGCTAATACAGATATACAAATTGGCGATCCAGTATTATTAATAACTCAAGCATCAACAAAAGATCTTGGTATTACTATTGATTCTGAAACACCAGTACCTAACTATGAAAAATACAATAGTTATGTAAAAGTAGAAAGCGTTAATGCCGCTGGAACTTCTATAACACTTTCACATCAAATTACTCCAAGTAGTCAATCATTAGTATTTTTAGGTGGAGCTAATGGCGCTGGTGGTAACGATGCTTCTAGTATTTTATACCCACAAGGTATGATTATGTATGGTAGATGGACAGAGGTTACTCCAGCTGCTGATGCTGACGGAGGTTTAATCTGTTATTTCGGTTACTAATGACTATACAAGGAATGTCTCAGGGTTTAGCGTTTAGTAATATGTCATATTACATAAGCGAAGAAATACCTAATATTGCTATTTGTACAACGCCACCGTTAAACGCTGAAAACACACAAGGTATATACAATACTACTTTTGATATGGGTACTGCTAGTGGTGCTGCTATAATAACTTTTGAAATTGGAGATGGTTATAGAGATCAACCAACAACCGCTCCAATTGTAGGTGGATTAGGTGATAAGTTAAGTTGGGAATATGCTGGTACTTATAACTCTGAGTATTCTTGCTGCCAAATGGGAGAGGCGCAACCTGGTGTAAACTATGTAAATGATCCAGAAGCAGCTACTAGATATAGATTAATGGGAAGAGGTTATGCTCGTGGGTTTTTATCATCTGGATATAATCACAACGGTACTGGAAGTAAAACTGCTAATAACAATTATAGCTTATATGGCAATGGGTCTGTTCCTTTAAGTCCAGTAACGGGTAGTAAATTAATAGCTAGTCCAGGAACATGGACACAACCTTATCTTTTAGATCCAGCAGGTGGTTTTAGAACTCAAAGTTATAATATTCCTAGCGAAAGTGATTCTACTGATGGTAGCGGAATGGGTAATGGAGGTATATATCCAGCTACAAGAAACGGTTATATAGCTAGTGCTAATCCTACAACACCTCAAAATGGTGTTGGACTACAACAAATAGAACATGGTTCTTTTGTGTCTTATGAAGGTACAAATCCTTACACTATGACAGCTAGTACAGGTTTACCGACTTATGACTATATGAATCCAAGTGGGACGTATGTAAAAAGAAATTTAGGTAGTGGAGCTTTAACTGATGACGTATTAGATTATTGTGGTCCTTATACTGGTCACGATGAAGTTGAAACTTTAGACAAGTGGAATAACAAGGCTTACCCTGGTTCTTCAGCTGTAACTTTAGATAATGGAAGGTTTGCAACAAGACAAGCTATGATGGTTGTTCCTATTGCAGGTGGTGGATTAGTAAGATGTAGATTAGAGGCACCATTTAAAGGAACTTGGGCTGCTGTAAAAATATTTTGCCCAATAACACTTCCAAAATGGGGTGGTGCAAATAATAAGGGTGGCATAGCAAGTGTTTATAGTGATGCTGATTTACACACGGCTGTTCAAATTACTGGTACTACAGGTATATTAGCTTCTCAAACAAATAGTGGTTCAACTGCTGTGGTGTTAACAGCTTCAAACTCAGATATAAAAGTAAATCAATTAGTTACAGGTACTAACGTTGCGGCAGGCACTATTGTTCAAGCTGTTAGTGGTGTTAACGTAACTCTTTCTATAGCTGCAAGTGGTAATGTTACCAGTGGTTCTACTTTAACTTTTCATAAGTCTGAAATTAGAAGATTATTTGATAATGAAAATAATCGCTTAACAAATAATAATCTAAACCCACAGTATGCAATGGACCCGACAGATACGACAGATACTAGCGACTTTTTTACTAAGTTTGCTAGCGTTGTTAAATGGAAACCATACTCGACTTCAACACAAGCCTTGTCTCATGACTTTGCTGATCCAGCCAACACCGCTCATTTCCCTAATGCAGCTAATAAAACGTTTTACCATGTGCCAAGTCAAAACTCTATATATAGAGAGCAAGGTTATGATGGGTTTAAAGCTGGTGGAAGTATAGGTGAAAATTCAGCAGGTGGAGGTCCTGAAAGTAATCACGGTGAACACGTATTAGGTGCTCATGGATCAAGACCCTTAGCTTGGAACACTTTAAATAGTACGGATGAGTTAGCACACCACGGTGTTGTTAACGAAGGTGATTGGGTATTTACAAAAAGCAATGGTGCTAGAGCATCAAGATTACGCGCAAGAGGAATATTAGATATGACAGTATATGCAGACAACGACTACGATACAGTTGGAGGTTGGTATGCAATGAAAATTGGTTCAAACCAATACGCTGTACAAGTAGGATCTCTGGACTACAGCAGAGGAGAAGTAACTGTAGATGTGGTAAGTGGAACAGTACCAAGAAATGGTGTTGTTAGAACCGTTACTACTTAAAATAAATTAAATAAACTTAAATTAAATAAAAATGGCAAAAAGAAAAACACCTAAGTCTCAAAAAATTGTAGACTTAAAATCAGAAGCAACTCATATAACAACTGACGAACTAACTCCTATTCAGAAAATAGTAGGAGAGATAAATAGATCTAAAATGGAAATCGGAGGTGTAGAATTAAGAAAACACGAATTATTACATTTGATTAGTACGTTGCAAGAAGAGCTAGGCAAGTTACAAAAAACTTTAAATGAAAAGTACGGAGATGTTGATATTGACATTACGAACGGCGAGATAAAAGGAAAAGAGAATGGGGAAGTTAATTCGTAAAATATCAATAGGTAAAGATTATAAAAATGACGCCATGCACTATTCTGTTGGACAAGAAGTGTATGGTGGTCATACCATCTGCGACATATTAGAAGAAGAAACAAAGTTTAGTGTTTATATTAAAAAAGGTAGAAAAGTAATACCTTGGAAAGATTTTAACAAAAACATGGCTGTATCTGTAGAGTACAATTTAGAATACTAATGAAAAGCGTTTACGACTTTGTTGTAAAGCCAAAAGGAAGTAGATATAATAACAGCAAGAAAGTAGAAGGCGGTAACTTAATAGTTAATACCGATAACGAAAAATTTCAATTTACAAATAGAGAAGCTGTTGTAATATCTACACCATTAGTTAACGACACTGATATAGAAGAAGGAGACACTATTATAGTCCATCATAATATATTTAGAAGATGGCAAGATATGCAGCACAGAGAAAAAAACAGTAAAAGTTTTTTTAGTGAAGATAAGTATTTTATTAATAAAGATTTAATATATGCTTATAACAAAGGAAACGGTTGGAATTCTTTAGAAGGTTATTGTTTTATACAACCTATAAAGTCAATCGATAAGTTTGATACTAATACAGAAAGACCTTTAATTGGTATTGTTAAATACTCAAATGATATTGAGGTCGGAAGTTTAGTTGGTTTTTTACCAAAATTAGAATATGAATTTGTAATTGATGGAAAAAGATTATACAGAATTCATTATAAATATATTACAATTAAATATGAATATCAAGGAAACGAAGAAGAATATAATCCAAGCTGGGCATAGAGCTGTTGAAGAGCTGATTAAAGTTGCTAAAGAAGCTATTGTTGATTCTGACGATGATATATCAGCTGATAGATTAAAAAATGCCGCGGCCACTAAAAAACTAGCCATATTTGACGCATTTGAAATACTTAATAGAATTCAAGAAGAAGAAAATTTACTCGAGGGGAAGACACCAGAAGATAAAAAACAAAAAGTTTTTAAAGGATTCGCTGAAGGAAGATCTAAATAATGTACGAGCAGAATCTATACAAAGTAGTTGAACCAATAAAAAAAACTACTATAAACAGACTTAATAAAAGTAAAAAATGGTCTTATGGGTATAACAAAGAGCATGATATTGTTGTTATATCTAAAACTGGACAAATAGGTGAAATACTTGAAATACAGAATTTTAAAATAGCATTACCTAAAACTCCTAAAGATATATATAGTAATAAAGAAAAAAAGTGGAGACAGTTTGATTATCCAAAAGAATTAGGTAGGCTTAAAAATATATTTGATTGGAGAGCTTATCCTGAAGAAAAAAAGTCTGATTGGTTTGATTATATAGACGAGGAGTTTAAACGTAGAGATGAGGGTTTTTGGTTTAACAATGCTGGAACACCAACTTATATAACAGGAACACATTACATGTATCTTCAATGGAGCAAGATTGATGTGGGTGCTCCTGATTTTAGAGAGGCTAATAGGTTGTTCTTTATATTTTGGGAAGGTTGTAAAGCTGATAAAAGATGTTATGGTATGTGTTACCTTAAAAACAGAAGATCTGGTTTTTCTTTTATGTCTTCAGCAGAAACGGTTAACCAAGCAACTATAAGTAGTGATGCAAGATTTGGAATATTATCTAAAACAGGTGCGGATGCTAAAAAAATGTTTACAGATAAAGTAGTACCAATTAGTATTAATTATCCATTTTTCTTTTCACCTATACAAGATGGTATGGATAGACCAAAATCAGAGTTAGCTTATAGAGTACCAGCAAGTAAGTTTACAAGAAAGAAAATAACAGCTAATGAAAAACTAGAAGACTTACAAGGATTAGATACAACAATAGATTGGAAAAACACGGGAGACAATAGCTATGACGGTGAAAAATTAAAACTGTTAGTGCACGATGAGAGTGGTAAGTGGGAAAGACCTGACAATATATTAAACAACTGGCGAGTTACAAAAACATGTTTAAGATTAGGTAGTAGAATTATAGGTAAGTGTATGATGGGATCAACATCAAATGCTTTAGACAAAGGTGGTGATAACTTTAAAAAATTATATAATGCATCAGACGTTACTAAGCGAAACAGAAATGGACAGACAGCGTCTGGTCTATATTCTCTTTTTATCCCAATGGAGTGGAACTACGAAGGATTTATTGACGAACACGGCAGTCCAGTCTTCGATACTCCGAGTGATGAAGTCTTCGACCCTCATGGGGAATTAATAGATGTAGGTGTAATAGAAAACTGGCAAAATGAAGCTGATGGTCTTAAAAACGATTCTGACGCTTTAAACGAGTTTTACCGCCAATTTCCAAGAACTGAAGAGCACGCGTTTAGAGATGAAACAAAAAATAGTATATTTAATTTAGTAAAGATATACGAACAAATAGATTATAACGAAGAATTAGGAAGAACACTTGGTATAACTAGGGGTAATTTTCAATGGGTAAATGGTGTTAAAGATTCTACAGTAATATTTTATCCAGATCAAAAAGGTAGGTTTAAAATTAGTTGGACACCGCCAGTACATATGCAAAACAAGATATTGTTAAAAAATAATGTTAGATGGCCTGGTAACGAGCATTTAGGGGCTTTTGGTTGTGACTCATACGATATATCAGGAACTGTAGATGGAAAAGGATCTAAAGGAGCATTGCATGGTTTGACAAAGTTTAGTATGGAAGATGCTCCACCAAACCAATTCTTTTTAGAATATGTAGCTAGACCACAAACAGCTGATATATTCTTTGAAGACGTTCTAATGGCATTAGTATTTTACGGGATGCCTATACTCGCAGAAAACAATAAACCTCGTCTATTGTATTATTTAAGACGTAGAGGTTACAGAGGTTATAGTATGAATAGACCAGATAAAGTATGGAATAAACTATCTATAGCTGAAAAAGAAATAGGTGGAATACCTAATTCAAGTGAAGATATAAAACAAGCCCATGCTGCTGCTATTGAAATGTATATACAAGACCATGTTGGTATAAAGCAAAATGGTAGTTTAGGTAACATGTATTTTAATGAAACTTTAAACGATTGGGCAAAATTCGATATAAATAAAAGAACAAAGTTTGATGCGGCTATAAGTTCTGGTTTAGCTATAATGGCTTGTAATAGGCATTTATATAGACCTAACGCACCTATAGAAAAACAGGCATTAAACATTCATATTGCTAAGTATAGTAATACGGGAATAAATTCAAAAATAATTAAACAATAATATGGCAGAGTCTATTATAACAAATTTTCCTTCACAAGTCGTTAGCGACGCTGAAAAGATGAGCTCAGAGTATGGTCTCAAAGTAGCTCAGGCTATAGAAAGAGAATGGTTTGAAGGTACATCTTCTAATAGGTATTCTTTAAGTAAAAACAAGTATCATAATTTAAGAAAGTACGCTAGAGGAGAACAATCAGTACAAAAATACAAAAATGAATTATCTATTAATGGTGATTTATCTTATTTAAACCTAGATTGGACACCGGTACCTATTATATCTAAATTTGTAGATATAGTTGTTAATGGTATGGCACAAAGAACTTACGACATAAAAGCTTATTCTCAAGATGAGTATGGAATGGCTAAGCGTACCGAATATATGGAAAGTGTTTTAACTGATATGAGGTCAAGAGAATTTAATGACACTGCTAAAAAAACACTTAATATAGATTTATACAAAAACGATCCTGATTTACTCCCTGAAACTGAAGAAGAGTTAGCTCTACACATGCAATTAACGTATAAGCAACAAGTTGAGTTAGCTAATGAACAAGCTATAAATGTTCTACTTGATGGAAGTAGATATGACTTGATAAGAAGAAGATGTTTATATGATCTTACGGTCTGTGGTATAGGTTGTGTAAAAACAACTTTTAATTGGTCTGAAGGTGCTAAGGTAGAATATGTTGATCCGGCTAGTATAGTATATTCTCACACTGACTCTCCTTATTTTGACGATATATATTATATAGGTGAGGTTAAAAATATACCAATAAACGAATTAGTTAGAGAGTTTCCGCACTTAACAGAAAGTGATCTAAATCAATTTAAATCTAAAAAAAATAGATTGAGAGCTGGTGATCCAACACATGAGGATGCAGATACAAATAAAGTTCAAATACTTTATTTTAACTATAAAACATATATGAATGATGTTTATAAAGTTAAAACAACTTCAACTGGAGGTGAAAGAGCTATAGAAAAAGATGATACATTTAATCCACCAAAAGATAAAATGATGGATTATTCTAAAATGCAAAGAAGTGTTGAGTGTTTATTTGAAGGTGCTATTGTTTTAGGTACCGACAAAATACTTAAATGGAAGAAAGCAGAAAATATGATGAGAAGCAAAAGTGATTTTAACAAGGTTAAAATGAATTATGCTTTAGTTGCACCTCAAATGTACAATGGTAAAATACAGTCTTTAGTTAGTAGAATTACTGGTTTTGCTGATATGATTCAATTAACACACTTAAAGTTACAACAAGTATTATCAAGAATGGTTCCAGATGGTGTTTATATGGATGCGGACGGTCTTGCAGAAATTGACTTAGGTAATGGAACAAATTACAACCCACAAGAAGCTTTAAACATGTTCTTTCAAACGGGATCTGTAATTGGTAGATCAATGACGTCAGAAGGTGATCCAAATCCTGGTAAAATGCCTATACAGCAAATAGCTAATGGCTCAGGTGGACAAAAGATGCAAAGCCTAATACAAACGTATAATTATTATTTACAAATGATGCGTGATGTAACTGGTCTTAACGAAGCAAGAGATGCTAGTACTCCAGACAAAAACTCTTTAGTTGGTGTACAAAAATTAGCAGCTGCAAATTCAAATGTAGCTACGAGACACATATTAACCTCTCAATTATTTTTAACAGCTGAAACAGCTGAGGCGTTATCATTAAGAATATCTGATATTATAGAATACTCTCCAACAAGAGATGCTTTTATTCAAGCTATTGGAGCTCACAACGTGGCAACGTTAAGTGAAATGTCAGAATTACATCTTTATGATTTTGGAATATTTATAGAACTAATGCCTGACGAAGAAGAAAGACAGATGTTAGAAAATAATATTCAAATGGCTATAAATCAAAAACTAATTGATTTAGATGATGCTATTGATCTTAGAGAGATTAGAAATTTAAAAATGGCTAATCAAATGTTAAAGATCAAGAGAAAAAAGAAATTAGAGAGGGATCAGAAAATACAACAAGAAAATATTCAGGCTCAATCTAAGGCAAATCAAGACTCTCAAAACGCAGCTGCTCAAGCTGAAATACAAAAGAATCAAGCCAAAGCGCAATCTGAGATAGAAATAGAAACGCAAAAGAATGACATGAAAATTGCTTTCATGAAGCAAGAAGCTGAAATGAAAAAACAATTAATGGATCATGAGTTTGAAATTAACAGAAAGCTTAGAGAACTAGATAACGCACCTACTAATAGTGATCAATATAAAGAAGATAGAAAAGATGCTAGAGTAAAATTACAAGATAATTTAAAAAAGAATCAAGAAACGCCTAAAAGATTTGAATCTGCAGGTAATGATACTATGGGAGCGGGATCTGGAATAAGCATAGGAGGATTAACAAGTAACTAATTATATTATATTATGGAAGAAAATGAAAACAAAGTAGCTGAGGAGGCTACACAAGAAAAGGTAGAACAAACACCTGTTGATGAAACAAAGTTTGAAAGTGCTGGAGATGACAGCGTTTTAAAAGTAGATTTAAGTAAACCACCAACACCAAAAGAAGAAAAAAATGAAACCAAAGAAGAAACTAAAGAAGATAACGCTGACGACAGCGGAGTGGCTGCAGAGTCTAATAATGCCGAGTCCACAGAAAAACAAGAAGAAGTACAACAGAAAACTGAAACACAAGAACCAACCTCAATAGTAGAGGAAATTACTGAAGATTCTACTAAAGAAGAAGTTGCTGAAGCTGAAGAGCAAATAGAAGAGGCTGTAGCAGAATCCGAGGCTACAGGAAAACCATTGCCAGAAAATATACAAAAGTTGATGGATTTTATGGAAGAAACTGGTGGTGATTTAAATGATTATGTTCAGTTAAACAAAGATTATAGCGAGGAAGATGACGCTGTAGTTTTAGAAGAGTACTATAAAAGAACAAAACCTCATCTAACAGGAGAAGAAATAAACTTTTTATTAGAAGAAGAGTTTTCATACGACGAAGAAGTTGATGATGAGAAAGATATTAAAAAGAAAAAAATAGCGTTAAAAGAGCAAGTTGCCAACGCTAAAAGCCACCTAGACGGGCTAAAGTCTAAGTATTATGAAGAAGTTAAAGCCGGATCAAAGCTCACGGGTGAGCAACAGAAAGCAATTGACTTTTTCAATCGATACAAAAGTGAATCACAAGAACAAGAAAAGGTTGTTAAACAACAAACCGAAACTTTTCAAAATAAAACCAAACAGGTTTTTAACGATAAATTCAAAGGTTTTGAATATAACATCGGGGATAAAAAGTTCAGGTTTAATGTTAACAATACTGATGAGGTAAGAGACACTCAGAGCGATTTAAATAATTTTGTTGGAAAGTTTCTTGACAAAAATAATATAATGTCCGATGCAAAGGGTTATCATAAATCATTATTTACGGCTATGAACGCTGATGCAATTGCCAATCATTTTTACGAGCAAGGCAAAGCTGACGCCATTAAAGATACGGTTGCTAAAAGTAAAAATATAAATACTGCTAGAAAATCGTTTGAAGGTGGAGAAGTTGGTGGAGTTAAGTTCAAAGTGCTTGGTGAGAATTCAAGTGGTTTAAAGTTCAAAATTAAAAACAAATAATAAATTTAAAATTAACAAGAAATGGGATTAACAAGTGTACCTGGTGCTGGTGATATTACGCCGGCTCCAAAGAAACAAACGACTCCATCTTCGTACATAGACTTTACGTCTACTGCTACGTCTGGATGGGCTCAACAATACTTACCAGATCTTATGGAGAAAGAAGCTGAAGTTTTTGGAAACAGAACTATTTCAGGTTTCTTATCGCAAGTAGGAGCTGAAGAATCTATGGCTGCTGACCAAGTAATTTGGTCTGAGCAAGGTAGATTACATTTATCGTACAAGGGTTGTACGATTGACGTTGGTAACGCGGGTAATACAAATAACATTACAATAGCTAATGACGTTGATGGAAACACTATAGGTGCTTCTCACGGTATTAGAGTTGGTGATATGTTATTAGTATCTGCTCCTGGTTCAGCTGGTGTTACTGCTGTTGTAACTGTAGTAGCAAGTGCTGTTGTTACAGCTGTACCTTATGATACTGGTGCAAATCTTGAAGCTGCTGTTGGTGCAACTACTGCAAATGCTGCTGACGTTACTGTATTAGTTATCGGTTCTGAATTTAGCAAAGGAACTAATGGTAGATCTTCTGCTAACGAGCCATCTTTTGCTCAGTTTAACAACAAGCCACTTATAATGAAAGATTACTACCAGGTTTCTGGTTCTGATACTTCTCAAATAGGTTGGGTTGAAGTTTCTGGTGAAGAAGGTCAAAATGGTTACCTATGGTACCTAAAAGCTTCAGGTGATACTAGAGCTAGATTTTCTGATTATGTAGAAATGACAATGTTAGAAGCTAAGAAAAACTTACAAGCTGTTACTATTAGTGGAGCTTCTGTTGCTACTGGTAATGCTGGTACTCAAGGTTTATTTGATGCTTTAGAAACTAGAGGTAACGTGTCTAACGCTTTCTTAGGATCTGCTGCTCAAAACTTAATTGACTTTGATCTTACTTTAGCTCAATTAGATACTCAAGGTGCTATTGAAGAAAACATGATGTTCTTAAACAGAGCTACATCACTTAAAATTGATGACATGTTAGCTTCTATGAACTCTTATGGTGTTGGTGGTACTTCTTTTGGAGTATTTAACAACTCTGAAGATATGGCGTTAAATTTAGGTTTCTCTGGTTTCAGAAGAGGTTCTTATGACTTCTACAAGTCTGACTTTAGATACTTAAACGATGCTGCTACTAGAGGTCTTATTAATGGTGCTAGTGCTACAGGTGCAATCAGAGGGGTATTTATACCTGCTGGTGTAACTTCTGTATACGATCAAAATTTAGGAAGAAATCTTAAGAGACCTTTCCTACACGTTCGTTATAGAGCTTCTGAAATGGAAAGTAGACAAATGAAAACTTGGACTACTGGTTCAGTTGGTGCTACTACTTCATCTTTAGATGCGATGGAAATGCACTTCTTAACTGAAAGATGCTTAGTTACTCAAGGTGCTAACAACTTTGTGTTACTAAAAGGATAATATCCTTTAACAATTAGAAGAGGAAGAGCGGCATACATGTAAACGTTCTCCGTTCTTCCTCTTTTTTTAATTACTAACTATTATTATATTATATTATGGCAAAAAAACAAAAAACAGAAGTGGAACCAACTCCACAGGTTGTAGAACAACCAAAAGTTGAAACACCGGTTATGGAAAAACCAGAACCAAAAAAAGTTAGACAAGCTGACTTAGGAGGTAAGAAAGTTGACGAGTGGGAGATAAAACATAGAACATATAGACTTATAAAATCGTCTCCATTAACATATACTGTAAGAAATCAAGGTTTAACTTGGTTTGATGAAGAAAAAGGTTACTCAAGAGAAGTTTTAGCAACTGAAAATCAAAAAACAGTATTTGTTGACGAAATGATAGGAGATTATAGACCAATGCACATTATATTTGAAAACGGAGTATTATTTGTTCCAAAAGAAAAAGTTATGCTGCAAAAACTACTGTCTTTATATCACCCTTACTTAAATAGTCTTTACCAAGAAGTAAAGCCTGTTGAGAAAGCTAAGAGTCAGTTAGACGTTATGGACATGGAGATTGATGCTTTAATTGTTGCTAGAGAAATGGATATTGAATTGGCTGAGGCAATTTTAAGAGTAGAGATCGGTTCTAAGGTGTCAGAGATGACTTCTAAGGAGCTTAAAAGGGATTTGCTAATATTCGCAAAGAAGAATCCAAAAACGTTTATATCGTTAGCTAATGATGACAACGTTCAGTTAAGAAATAAAGGTGTAAAAGCTGTTGAAGCTGGTATTATATCTTTATCTTCTGACCAAAGAACATTTACTTGGGTTTCTAACAATAGAAAATTAATGAATGTTCCTTTTGATGAGCATCCATATAACGCTTTAGCCGCTTGGTTTAAAACGGACGAAGGTATGGAGATATATCAACAAATTGAAAAACGATTAAAATAATCAAACTGTAGATGCAGTCGCTCTACGGGGCGATTGCAAACTACAATAAAAAACAATATATGGCAATAATAGTCAATGGTGTAACAACTATAAGTATAGATACAGTGTATCAAAGAGTATTAGCTTTAGCTAATAAAGAACAAAGAGGCTATATAACACCACAAGAATTTAACCTGCACGCTAATCAAGCTCAACAAGATATTTTTGAACAATATTTTTATGACTTAGCAAAATACGTTAACCTTACAAAGACAGGTAATCCAACAAACACAGTTTCGGAAAATACAACTATAGAGCCAGATTTTGGTAATATGGTTAATTTAATTAGAGAGAAATTAACTATATATGAAGGGTCTCCAGTTTCTTTACAAAACTCAGGTGGTAATTTAAGTTTACCTGATTTATCAAGTTCTGTATATAGAACTGGTAGATATTTTTATACCGGTGGAGGAGCTGAGCGTATTCCATTACAAAAAACTGAATGGGATATAAGGCCTATGATAAAAGAACGTTGGGACGCTATTGCTGGTTCTTTATGGCACAATAATCACGTGCATCCTGCTAGATACTTTTATCATGAAAATACTGATGGTACTATCTCTGCTTATGCCGAAAGTGCAGCAACAACACCGTTAATATCAGGTATTTCGTGTGAGGTTATAGCTGCGCCACCAAGAGATGTTAAATGGGCTTATGTAGTTGTAAACGAAAAAGCACTATATGATTCAAACAACTCAATTGACTTTAACTTACATAGATCAGAAGAGACTAATCTAGTTATAAAGATATTAGAATTAGCTGGTATAACTATAAATAAACCAGGTTTAGTTCAAATTGCTAGTAATGAAGAAACACAAAATACAAACGACAAACAATAAAACATGCCAGAATATTTAATAACCGCAACTGAAAAACTATATTATGAAGGTGCTGATGCAACGCAACACTCTGGAGATGAGAGTTATGGTAATTATCAGTTTATATCAATAGGAAATATAGTTAATGATTTTATAGCAACTTACTGTACTGATGGAAAAATATTGGAGGGTACTAAAAAAGGTGATGTTAACTACCACGCTATGAGAGCTATGCAAGAGTTAAGTTATGACACTTTCAATTCTAGTAAAGCTATAGAGGTAGAAATACCGCCATCTTTAATTATCCCTTTGCCACAAGATTATGTTAATTACGTAAAGCTTACTTGGGTAGATGGTAATGGTATAGAAAGAATATTATACCCTGCTAGAAAAACCTCTAACCCAAAGTCTATGACTCAAGATGCTAATTATCATTTCACTTACGACAGTGGGGGTGCTACCACAGAGGCTTCTGAATCTTTTGCTTGGACTTATTACAAAAACCCAGTTAATACAACAAACTATCCGCAAGTAGAAGATTACAAAGATGGATTCTGGGACATGGCATTAGGTGGAAGGTATGGTCTAGATCCACAATACGCACAGTCAAATGGTAGTTATTACATAGACCAAAGAAAAGGTTTAATACATTTTAGTAGTTCTAACGTTGGTAAATACGTAACTTTAAAATATATATCTGATGGAGTAGGTAGTGCAGAAGATTTATTTTGCCCTAAGTTTGCACAAGAAGCAATTATAAAATGGATAACTGTTGGTTGTTTAGAAGCTAGAGTTGACTCATCAGAAGCTATGATTGCTAGATTTAAAAAAGAAAAATACGCAGAAACAAGAAAAGCAAAAATAAGATTATCTAACGTTAAGATAGAAGAGCTTCGCCAAATCATGAGAGGAGCAGGTAAAATAATAGATTAAAATAAATTAAAACATGGCTGAATTAAAACGTGACTTCTCGCAAGCGAAGATGAACAAGGATATGGACGAAAGAATCGTTGCTCCAGGTCAATATCGTGATGCGAATAATATTCAAATAGCAACTTCAGATGGCTCCAATGTTGGAACTGTTCAAAGCTTATTGGGTAATACAGAGGTTACAGAGAATGTTGTTCCGGCCGGGTTTTGTACTTGTGTTGGCGCTATTGAAGTTCCAGAAAAAGATTTAATATATTACTTTGTTTCTGGTTCAGGAAATCCTTGGGCTGGTACGAATAGTGGGGAAAGACCAGATGTAGAAAAAGATTATATTATAGAATATGACACTATAAACAAAACACATCAATATGTGTTTGTAGATATATTTAGAGTTAAGGCCACTGTAGATGTAGACACTCACGGTAGTGGCGAAAACTTTATTCAACTTGATTTTGGTGCGGCTACAAATACAAGTGGTATTAGAACAGGAATGCAAATTACTGGTGTATTTACAAATAACTCAGGTGGGAATTGGACTGACAGGTATGGTACAGTTATTGCAAACGGGTCTACTCACAGTTTAAATGTTGATAGTCAAGTTTTTGTAACTGATGTTGTATATACTGGATCTTCTAATAAATGGAAAATATATCACGATTATAACTGGGGAGCTGGAGCAACTAATTTTCCAGTAAAAAATGGTGATGTTTTTTACTTTGTTGCAGAAGGAGGTGCTAATTGGTATGATGATGGTAGAACTTTACAGTTTGACCCAAGAATAAGATTAAACGCTATTAATTATCTAGACGATATGTTGTTTTGGACAGATGGACATACAGAGCCTAAGAAAATACATATTGGAAGAAGTAAAGCTGGTACTGGTGGTACTTTAATATCAAAAGGTTGGGATGATACTAACAAAAAAAGCCATGTTAATAACACTGGTATTAATCCAATACTGGCATCACGAAGCTTTACGCCAAGTGAAAACAATGCAAATTTCCATACTAGACTAACTATATCTCAAGCCAACGTTGTTTTAAACTATAAATTAGCACTTGCTGCTAACAACTATCAAAGAGTAGATGTAACTAGAGAACATATTACAGTTGTAAAAAAATACCCTAAATTTCCTTTAAATCTAGAAATGTCTACTACATCGGCCGATAGGGTTCCAGATGGTAGTCTTACACCTAACAAAGTTAGTTCTCATATAGCGGATGCAAGTGGTGCTACTCTTTTAGTAGATTTTGTTGATAGTAGTGGTGATCCATTGCAAGTTAATGATACAATAAGTAATTATTACTTTAGCCATTTGGTTGATTTTAGAAGAGGAGATCAAATAATATTAACTAATGACCCTGGTGTTACATCTGGCAGTGATTGGGATGAAGACTTAACAATGGTTACATTGCTATGTACATATTCTGAAGCTTCTATAAACAGTCCAAAAAAAGGTCCTTATAGTTTTTCAGTTGTATCAGTTGATGGAAATGTTCCCAACCTTGCGGAAAAATGGTTTGCTAAATTAAAATCTCCAGAACCTTTATTTCAATTTAAATTCCCTAGATTTTCTTATAGATGGAAATTTGAAGATGGCGAGTACTCAGCCTTTGCGCCTTGGTCTAATGTAGCATTTTTACCTAGTGATTTTAATTATAAAGCAAAAGAAGGTTATAATACTGGTATGGTTAATAATATTAGACATTTATTATTAAAAGACTACTTTCACGAATTTGCTCTAGTACCAAGAGATGTTGTTGGTGTTGATTTATTATACAAAGAGGATGGTAAACCTACGGTATACACTGTTAAATCTTTAAGCGAAAAAGATGACGCGCCAGAATGGCCAGACAGAACAAGCAATTTTAATAGAGGTAAGTTTAAAATAACAACAGAAATGATACATGCTGTTGTGCCTTCAAATCAAATATTAAGGCCCTGGGACAATGTTCCTAAGTCAGCTAGAGCACAAGAGATTACTGCTAATAGATTAATATATGGTAACTACAAACAAGGTTACAATATATCAAATCAAATTAAAATAGATGTTTCCACCGATCATAGCTATGCGGGAGCTGGTGGGCCTATGACTTCTATTAAAACATTAAGAAACTATCAAGTTGGTATAACTTATTCAGACGAGTATGGTAGAGAGACACCAGTTCTTGTTCCAAAAGAAGATTCTACAGTAACATTGGGGAAAGAATGGTCAACGTCTCAAAACGTGTTAAACGTAAGATTGTCACCAGACGTTAAAAATGTTATACCTCATTGGGCAAAATATTTAAAGTATTATGTTAAAGAAACTTCAAATGAATATTATAACTTAACCCAAGACAGATGGTACAATGCTGAAGATGGTAATGTCTGGTTGTCGTTTCCATCTGCTGAAAGAAACAAAGTTGATGAAGATACATTTTTAATATTAAAAAACGAGCACGACGCGGATGTAGCCGTTACTGATGATAGTAGGTATAAGATTATTGCAATAGAAAATGAAGCTCCAAATTTTGTAAAAACTACATATAAATTTCATGGTTCTGCCACAACAACTAGTCAAGTAGGAACAACTCTTGCGGGCAACAGATCTATTTTAATTGATGATAGCGATTTCACAACTGGTTTTGGAACGAAATTTATGGAGGAGGTTTACTCAAAGATTGCCAGGGGAACACTTCATGCTAGAATTGTTGGAACGGTGGGCACTAACTCGCTAACATCAAAATGGGTTGGTGTTAGTAAAGTTATGGAATTTTCGGCTAATGAACATCAAGTTCTTCTTGACCAAAAGCTTCCAGAGGCAGACATGACCAGCCTTTTATCTGGTACAATAGCATATACTATAGAGTTACGTGAAAGCACTATTGAGAACAAACCAGAGTTTGATGGTAGGTTTTTCGTAAAAATCCTTAAAGACGCGGCTTTACAAGATCATATCATGAAAGTAGATCCAAGTGCTACTGATTTTATTGTAAAAAATTCTTTTGAATTTAGAAGTATATTACCACCAGGTAGTGGTAGTGTGGCAACTCCTTGGACTAGTAGTGGTTACAAACACCATTCAGTAACAACTCCAACCTCAGGTACACACACGTACAACACGAGTAACACTTGGAGTGCGTCAGGTGGTTTTGATGATGACAACAAGTTTGGATGGTGTGGTGGTAAGAGTGAAACTAAAGATTTTTGGCAAGCACACCCAGATGATGGGGTTTTCTTTATTGATGGCGCTGCTCATTCTGATGATGATATTAACTGGTCCACGGGACAATCTATTGAAGGTGACATGAACGGTTTACACAACTCACATCCAAATGGTAATAGTAGTGATGCAAGAGGGATAAAACTTAACACAAATAAAACTGCTCAAATTTGGTTTGGAGTAAGAGGTTGGGGTAATGATTGGATACAAATAACAAAAGACTTTCATAAAGCAATGACAACTCCTGGAACTCTTTTTAGATTTAGAGACGATCCTAATGGTGTTGTGTATAAAGTAAAAGCATACAAAGGTAGAAAACAAGTTGGGAATTTTGTTAAAAGTACGTGGAGTTGTAATAGATGTAAATCAGGTACGGCTGGATGTAAAAGAGATATATTTAGTATAACATTTACACGATTAGATGGTACTGCGCCTGGGACGGTTAGTGGTCAAGCGAACACTGGTGTTATTGATTATAATGATTGGGATCCGTTAAGCACTGTTATGCACGATGGGAGTACTAAATCAGAAATAGATATCCTTGAAATAGATAATTCTGCTTCTGAAAACCCATCAACTCTTTCTACAAATGAACCAGCTATATGGGAAACAGAACCTAAAGAAGATGTTGGTTTAGATATATATTACGAGGCATCTGGAGCGATACCATTAAAGGTTACTCACAAAGATAACGAACTTCTAATACCGCCTGGATCTACATTTAGAGCAAGAAGTTCTAGTGGTTGGCACTCAACAGATACAACAAAAGGGTTTGACGGAACATATAAAGTTTATTCTGTTAATTCAACCGGTAATCCAGACACCACATATTTAACCTTTAATCCTAGACTAGTAGAAGATGTTAATCATGATAGTTATATAGAAGTTACTAGATATGATGGTAGTAAGATAAGCTTGTATGTTGGAAAAAGTTCTGGTAATTATACTGATACAGCTATAACAGGTTCAATTAACGCAACGGCTAGTACAACTGTTACTGGTGTTGGAACGGCGTTTACTACAGAGGTTGCCGTGGGTGATAGACTTGTTCTTTACGATGGGACAAATCCTGCTGAGACTAGGAAGGTAACTGCTATTAATAGTAACACTGAATTGATAGTTGATAGTGCTTATACAAATCTAGGCAACGACACTAGTCCAGTAATTCAAAATACTCGTACTATAGAAATAATGACGGGTAACGAACCAAGAAATCTGGTGTCAAATGCAATTCAGCGTTATAGAGCTCCTCATCACCAACCATTAAGATTAGGTTGGCACAACTGTTGGAGATTTGGAAATGGTGTTGAATCTGATAGAGTTAGAGATGACTACAACGCTGCTCAAGTAGCAAACGGTGTTAAAGCTTCCACTGTGATGGCAACACCTTATGCTGAAGAACACAAAAGTTCTGGGCTAATATTCTCTGGTATATTTAATTCAACAAGCGGTGTTAACGATCTAAATCAATTTATACAAGCAGAACCTATAACAAAAGATTTAAATCCTAGACATGGTACTATTCAAGCCTTAGTGACTAGAGACACAAACACGGTGGTATTCTGCGAAGATAAGGTTCTTTCTGTATTAACAAATAAAGACGCTTTATTTAATGCTGATGGGAACGCAAATGTTACTTCAAACGCGGCTGTTTTAGGACAAGCTGTACCAATGTCTGGTGAGTATGGAATATCTACAAACCCTGAGTCTTTAGCTGTAACAGCAAATCACATTTACTTTTGTGATGCGTTGAGAGGTCAGGTTTTACAACTTACAGGTAACACTATAACACCGATATCAGAAATTGGTATGAAAGATTGGTTTAATGATAACCTAAGGAATATTTCTCAAGCCGTTGGTAGTTATGACGATCATAAAGAAGAGTATAACTTAACGCTAAACTCTGTTTATGCTAGAAATCAATATCGTCAAGATCATGATTACACTATTAGTTTTAATTCAAAAACAATGGGTTGGACTAGCTTTAAAGATTTTTATAAAGTTGATGCTTCTGGTTTAGAGTTTGGTATAAGTTTAAATAATAGGTACTACACATGGTATCAAGGTAGCATGTGGGAGCATCATACTAATACAACTAACACTAATTTTTACGGGGATCAGTATTATTCAGATATAACTACTATATTTAATGATCAACCTGGTTCTGTTAAAAGTTTTGGAACTTTAAATTACGAAGGTTCTCAGGCTAGAATAACACAATACACAGATTCAAGTGTTACAAATGCTTCTGGTGATACTTTATCTAATTTAAATGATTCTGAATATTACAACTTAACAGCTAAGACTGGTTGGTACGTAGATAGTATAACAACAGATCTTCAAGAAACAGAAAATCTTGAATTTAGAAGCAAAGAAAATAAGTGGTTTAGCACTATTAAAGGAGTAACTACATATTTTACATCTAATAGTGATAATAATTTAGATGAAAGAGAGTTTTCTGTTCAAGGTCTTGGAAACGCTACAATATCAGCAACTAGTCCTAGAAGCGCTCCATTTAAACTATATGTTCAGCCTGGAACAACTAATGCTGCTAACTCAGTTAATTGGGATAGCACTGCTGATAGTACAAAATGGAGAATAGTTCAAGCTGCCGCAACAAACCCAACTTACCATGTTGAAACAACTACAGTGGCTGCTGGTTATAGAGATTGTGAAATAGATAATTTAGAAACAGTAAATGGTAATCTCGTTTCTTCTGGATTTAATCTTAGTGCTGAAGACTTTGAGGTTCCTGGTGGAACAGTTACTACTAGCGGTACTGGTTGGGCTACAACTTATATATATACTGCGGCTGCTGGTTGGAATGCTGATACCACTTTTAGTAGTGGAAGCACTGTGGCTACTTCTGGTGGGGGTATTTGGAAAGTAGAGTTTAGCAATATAGGTAATCAAGGTCCTAGTAATAAGGTTAGGGTTAGAATCTATTTTGTAACACTTACAATGCCTTCTAATGATGTAACTTACAATGTTGATATTGACGTTAAATCAAGCGTTCATCTGCCACCTGCAGCACCACCAGTACAACAATATTACAATACTAACGTTGTAGTTAGTTATTATCCATAAAAAATAAAATATGTCAGTAACAGTAACTAGAGCAAACATAACAGATCCAAACATAACAGAGACTACTATATCTAACTATATAACACCGTCAACTAATTGGACTTCTTCTAGACACTCAGGGGTTGTTTTGGGAGGACAAAGTCATTTGATAGCTGAGTATACTATTGCTGCAAGTGCTGGAAATTCTTTAGCCCCAAATGGTAGAGGTGGTAACGGTATAAATGTTTGGTATAACAGAAACTCTGCTAATTCTGCTTGGGAACCTTATTATAATTGGTCTATAACAGACACTTACTATACTACTGAGGGTAACACTGGTTATATACAATCATCAAATTTAAAAATATATTATACACCACCAGTTGGAGTGCCTGGTTTAGATCCAGACCCTGTATCAGCAGAAGGAGGTTTTAGTTCAAATTTGCATGATATAAGATTTACTTATACTGAAAGAGCTATTGTTGCAATAACTAATAGATTAACATCAGTCAATATAGCAGACGCAACAGTAAGTCCGTCTTCACCTAACGAAATAGCTTTAAGCGCTAATGCTACTGGAACTGTTGCTTTAACTGTTAGAAAATTAAATTCCGATAAAGACGATTACACACATAGTTATAATTTTTCAACACAAGCTTGGACTGCAAAGGCCAGTGGTTTGCAATCTTATACAGTAACTTTTACAGAAGATACAGTTAAAAGTGGTGAAAGAATAAGTGTAATTATGCCATCAACAGACGAGTCTGCTACTTATAGTATTGTTATGTCGGCTGGTACTTTAGCTTTAGACTCTTCAATTCCAGACGCTATAAACGAATTAAATTTTGAAACTGTACAATCTGTTAGAAACACGTTTGGCCCTGGGACAAAAACAAACGTAACTAATGTTACTGGTACTATAACTACTGGGTATAATCCTGAGATGGCGTATACAAATAGAGTTTATCCATTTACATTTGTTTATACAAAAAGTAGTGGAACAATGACTCTTACTCGTCAACCACTAGCATCTGATGTTACTGGGCATAGTCAAATAACGACTGTTACAGGAACTGTAAATTCAGGGGTATCTACAATTATAACTGCTGATACCGAGGGTATTAAAGCTGGTATGTATGTAAAAGATGGTAGCACTGAAAGTGGGGGTGGTGAATCTCTAGATAGTGACACTAGAATACCTGCAAACACAGTTGTTAACACTATTAGCGCTGATACTAGCTTTACAATAAAAAGCTCTGTTACTGGTAGTGCTGTGGTTACAACAGCTGCTATTAACGGTGAACCTGGGGGTGATCAAACAGTTCAATTATCATCTGACTGGGAGTTTTCATTTTCAGATATGGTTGCAACTATAAACGGTGGTGCAACAGCTGTTACAGTAACTGGTAATCTAACGGTTTTAAGATACGGAAGATCAGCTCCTGATGGAGACATAAAATTACAACCTAACTTTATAACAATATCATAGCATGCCATTAACTTTAACTTTTTCAGCGCCATTAAATGTATCTTGTCAAGTAGGAGATACAGCTTACATGGTAGACACAACAACTTCTGGTGGTTTTACTACTCACACGGGTAATATTACTAAATTAGGTATAATATCAGGTATAGGGGGAACACAATCCGCGCCAACAATAACTATAGCTAATAATGTTGTAACTGTCACGGGATCAAAGTTTATATTATTTAGTAAAGACAATAAGGCTAATTTAAGTAGTGTTTTAGGTTACTATGCTGAGGTTAAGTTTAAAACAAATTCAACTAGTGATAATGAACTTTTTAGTATAGGTGCTGATATATTTGAAAGTAGTAAATAATCATAAAAAACTGTGATTATTTAACTATAATTAAATTAAATATGAATAAAGATATAAAATTATCTTCACGAAAGAAAATCTTAGATTTTCAATCGATGTTGATAAGTGATGCTGATGGGGTGAATATTGTCACACACCAAGACTCAGAATTGTTTCCATTAAAACATACTTTTGCAGATGGTATATATGTTAGGCAAATGTCTATGAAACCTGGATCAGTTGTTGTTGGAGCTATACATAAACATTTACATGTTTGGTTTTTATTAACCGGACACATTTCAGTTGCTACAGAAGACACCACGGAAGATTACATAGCCCCGTGTTATGTAGTAGCAACGCCTGGAACAAAAAGAGTTATATATGCAAATGAGGAAAGTATATTTGTTAATATACATAAAAACCCTACAAACTCACAAGATATAGAGTGGTTAGAAAAAGAGATTGTAGCTAAAGATTTTAAAGAATATGAAGAATACATTAATCAAAATAAATAAGATATGAGTTTTTTAATGGTAGGAGCCGCAGCCGTTGGTGTTGGTGCTGGTATAGCTCAAGCTATATCTGGTGGTAAAGCAAAAAAAGCAGCTGCAGCAGCTGAGGCAAAAGCCAAAGCTGAAATGGATGCTCAAAAAGATAAGTTTGCAGCATTAGATACTAGTAATCCTTATGCTAATATGGAGAACACTATGGAAGACTTAACAGTTAACCAAGCTGAAGCTGAATTCCAAAAACAACAACAACAACAAAGTCAAGCTAATATTTTAAACCAAATGAAATCATCTGCCGGAAGTTCTGGTATTGCTGGTTTAGCCCAAGCTATGGCACAGCAAGGATCACTAGATGCTCAAAAAGCTTCTGTATCTATTGGTCAACAAGAACAGTCAAATCAAATGGCAGAAAGACAAGAGGCCGCTAGATTACAAGGTATGGATAGACAAGGTGAAATCATGTCAAGAGACATGGAAAGAAACAAGGTTAATGCACTTATGGGTATGGCTAGTGACGAAAGAAACTTACAAATGGATCTAAAGCAACAAGCCGATGCTAAAATGTGGGGTGGAATAAAAGGCGCGGCAAGTTCATTATCTAGCATGGGTGGTGTTGTTAATAAAGCTGGAGGATGGGGTAACTTAGGAAGCGCAGATGCAATGGACAGATTAGGAAAAGACGTTAAGACTACCTAGTAATAACATTAGAAATAAATTATTAATAAATATGAATATAAACGAAGAAAATATAAAGCTAGCTACAGATATAAATGAAAAAGACGGCTCTTTAGATAAGAATTTCTATAACTTTATTACTAGTATGGTAAATGAGATTCATGAAGAGCATTCTGAAGCCGCAGTAGAAGGTAACAAAAAAGTTCAAGCTGAAAAAATGATGGATTTAAATGGTACTATTGCAAAAGTAGAAAGCATTAAGGAAACTAACAAAAATATGGCAAACGCTTTTGTAGAGGGTGATATGTCTAAGTGGGTTGAAAACGAATTCACTAAGGATCATAATGATCTTTTTAATGCTTTTATGAATGGAAAAACGGAGATTACTAAAAACAAAGATGGTGAAGTTGGTATAAATTTTAAAGGTAAATTTCACTCAACAAACGATATTGATAATAAACTTAAAGAAAGTAAAAAAGACTTTGAGTCTATAAAAAATATAAGACAGCATGTTATTGATGCTACTAATTTAGGTAAAGAAGATAAAGGTTTAAAAGATTCTGCTATAAAAAATAGTTTTAATTATAAACAAACACATTCTCAATTAAAAGAAATTATTGAAAAGGCTAATATAAAATCTTTATTGTTTGATCCTGTTTTGGATGGCGCTCCTTTTGCTGAAGAAGTTTTAGAAAATCCTGATTTAAAAAATATAAGATACGCAGACTTAGGCTTAAAACCACCTAAAAATGATGACGACGGTATGATTAACGAAACGTTAACGCAATCTGATGCTAAGAAAATAGTTTCATCTTTAGCTGAAGAAAGTAATCATGAATTAGCTCAAGAATTATTAACAGATTACTTTGCTAATATAGTAAAACAAAACAACGCAGAGGCAGCAGGCCAGTCACTAGAAACAAAAATTAATGCAATGACTCCAGCTGAGCTAATAAAGAAATATAGAAACAAACAATAAAATAAAATAACTGCATGAGTGAATTAGAGGCTATTCTTAAAAATTTAATGGAACAAAACCCTAATGTTACACAAGAAACTGTAGATGGTGTAATAAAAGAGTATGATGAGCAAAACAAAAAGCTTAGTTTTATACCTGACACTATTGTTGCGGAAACAACTCGTAATACAGATAGTAATATAGTTATACCTGAAATTATACAAGGGCAAGATGAAACATCTGAAGATGGGTCTGATCCCTTTGAAATACTAGAGAAAGAAGAAAGAAAAGAAGCAAGAATACAAAGAGATTTATCAAGAATGAACCTTCAGGTTATTCCAGGTCAAGGTGTAGTTGATCTAAATCAGGGAAAAGAGGATTTAAAAGAGATAATAAAAAACAATCCTGTAGGATCTACAAAACATCTAGAAGCTACAAAAAGGTTAAATGAAGTTAGAAAACAAGATTATAATAATAGTTTTTCAACACAAGATTATAAGACTGTTGAAGAAATTATAAAAAATGCAGAGACTAGCGGTCAAATAGATCTTACTGCTCCAACAAAAAAAGACGAACTTGATAAGCTAGTGGCAGAAAGAGGTGATTATACTGTTAGTAATTACATGGGCCAAAGTGTTTATACTTTTGCAGATGGAACCACTATTAACGACGCAATGCTACCTTCAGATGACCCTGATGCAAAAACTGACCATTTAGTAAATTATGAAGGCATTAGAGGTCTTGACGCTCAACAAAAACAAAGAATTAAAGATTTTACCACAGTAGGACCTGCTGGTCACAGCAAACTTGATATTTATAGAAAAGCTATTGCAAACATGAAGATTGACAAGCCAGTTGCTGGATATGGTCAATTTGAAGAGCGTGATGTTAATCTAAGTGAGTTTGAAGACTGGCAACTATTAGATGGTTTAGACTTTCAACAAATACAGCAATTTGCTGGTATTAGTTATGAAAAAGGTGCTTTTGGAAGAGGAGATGATGTTATCGAAAAAGATTCTTTTCAAAAGAAAGCCCATATAGATAAGCTAGCAGGAAAAAAATATAGACTAGAAAACGAGATTATTAACGAGGAGCGTAATGATGTGCTTGATGATATTGATACTCATAATGAAAATACTGAAAATGTTTTATTAAAAGGTGAAGGATTAAAATCAAGAGTAGAAAAATCTAACACTGTCATTGCTCCAGTAGCAGAAAAATATGAAAAAGCTGTTGCAGATATAGAGGCTTCAAATACCAATGTTAAAAAGTTAGAGGAAGAGTTAAATAGCATTCCAAGACCTACAAAAAAAGGTTTATATTCACACCCAGCACACGTAAGTTCTTACAACAAAGCCGTTACTAATTATCAAGCAGCGGTTACAAATCACAATTCCCTTATTACAAAAAACAAACCTTTGTTTGATGAGTACGGTTCTTTAATAAAAGAACAAGAAGCATTAATAGCAGAGTCAGATCAATATAACGAAGAGTTAGGTAGTCTTAATAGAACTCAAGAAGATCTTAATAATAAACTAGGTGAACTAGAAATAAAAAGAAAAGCTTCACAAGACAGATACGGATTCACGGTTGCCGATGGTATATTAAAAAATGATAAAGAAAGGTTTACAAATATAAAAGCATACGAAAACTGGAGAAAAACAAACTTAATAGAAAACAGTATATTTGACAAAGACGCTTGGCTTTCTTTTGGGCAAGGAATGGGGAAAACATGGGGTAAAATGTACACTGGTGGACAACTGTTCGCGTTAAGAGGTCTTGACGCTATTACTGGTGGTGCTTTTAGTAGAGGTGATCAATACACGAATTTAGATTACATGCAAGATATGTATGAAAAATTTTCAAGCTACGATCTTGCGGGCGTGGCAACAGATGAGGATTACGGAGAAGGTGGGCCGTCAGGAATTAATTATGCTACTAAAGTAGTAGCTGAAGGACTTCCGTTTATGTTAGCTATAGCTAATGGACCCGGTCTTGTGTCAGGCACATCGAAACTAGCTAGTGGTATAAACATGTCTACTACAGGTTTTCAATTAACGTCTATGGACAATGTTATTGAGGGTGAAAAAATGGGTTTAAGCGAAACTCAAGCAACGTTATATGGTGGTATTATAGGTACAACTATTGGTTTAACTCAGTTAATAATGCCTGATTCTCAAATTTTACAAGGTACTGGTATAAACGAAATTGCAAAAAAAGGTTTAGCAGATATATTTAAAAGAGGTCTTAGTAAGCAGGCAACTAAATTTGCTGTTGGTAATTGGTTTAAAAGAAACGTTGGGGAAATGTTTGAGGAACAGGTTGAAGCTGGTATGGAGCATTTAGCAAAAAAAGCTTTTAACTTATCTCATGAAAGTGATTTTTTAAGCTGGAAAACACATCAAAAATTAATTGCTGATACTTGGACACTTACTGGTATAACTGGTCTTAGTGGTTCTACAGCAGACTTTAACAATTTTAGAAGCAATGCTTTTACACAGTTAAAAGGAGATGTTAACCCAATGATAACTCAAATAAACGAGCAAGTTGGAGCAATTCAAAAAAAGATTAACAAAGCCGAAAGAATCAAGGATGGGGCAGCTATTAAAAAATATACTGATTTAAAAAACGATTTACTTAAGTCAAAGGAATATGTTACTAATTTTAAAAACGCTTTAAACGTTGCTCCAGAAAATGTATCAGACCAACAGCTAGAAGATCTTACTGAAAAAATGAGGTTGCTTGAGTTAAAAAAGAATCAAGACCCTGCTTTTCATGCTGGTATAGACTTACAGATTAAAAACATTAATGAAAAAATAGAAAATTCTGTAGTTGAACAAACAGCTAAAGAAACAAACGACAAACTTTATAAACAAACATTAGCAACTGTTACAACACTAGCCGAAGGCCAAGGTGACAAAGTTCAAGAGTTTGAAAACGACAAAGAAGTAAATAAATATTTAGAGGATAATGGTTTAAAATCTAAGTTTGAAAAAACTACATATGGTGGTTTTGTAGATATAGCTGCTAAAGATAGTGATGGTAATATTATAAAAGACGAAAATGGTAAAACAAAATTTGTAAAAACATTAATAATAAACAAACAAGCTTCTCAAAAAGGTGAAGGTGTTAATGTTGCATCACATGAATTTTTACATCGAGTTTTACAAACTACTTTTGCTCAAAAAGACGCTGATGGCAAACCGATGCTTGATGAAAACGGTGATATAATTATTGATAAAAAAGCTGCTATTGGTATTGGTCAATCATTAGGTAAATGGATAAGCGAAATACAAGGAGATGATTTTTCAAATAGTAAATTGCTAGAAAGACTTCAAACATCTTATTCTGGAGAGTTAAACAACGTGCAAGCCCAAGAAGTTTTAACATTGTTATCAGACTCTATAGTTACAGGAGACTTAAAGTTTGAAGAAAATGTATTTACCAAACTAGGAGATGTAATGAGAAGAGGTTTGCAAGCCGCGGGATTTGCAGACATTAAATTTAACACAGCTAAAGATGTTTATAATTTTGTTAAAGACTACAACGCATCTATAGCGGCTGGTGGTTTAAATCAAGCTCAGCAAAAATTAATGAAAGAAGGTGCTAAAATAGGTGGTAAAATAGCACAAACAATAGACAGTGATACTATAGACCAATTAGCAAAAGAAGACGATTTACAGGAAAAATTAAATTTGTTAAAAGAAAAAAATATTGATCCAGACTCTGTAGATGGTAAAGCTTTATTAGCTTCTAAAGCAAGTGACGTTGCAGGTTTATTAAGTAAATTTGATGGGCCAAAAGATATGATTTCTAGAACTCTTATGCAAACCAAAGATGGTCAACAAGTCATGGATTTAAAAAACAACAATGGAGATTATGTTAAAAATCCATTTGTGAGATCTGAGTTTGGTCAAGAAATAGCACCAATAACAGAAACTATTACTAAAAGATTATTTGATCCTATACCTGAAAACTTAAGATCTGGTGTTACTAGAGCTGAGTTTATGAATGAACTTACATCGATGGCTGCTGGTTTAGTTGAAACTGAATACGATGCTAGTAAACAAGATATTGATAAGTTTATAAGTAATAGATTAAATTTAAGAGCAAATAAATTAGCTAGTGACTTAGGTATAGAATCAACTGTTGAAGAAGGTGGTTTAGGAGCGGCTGTTGGTCTAGATCAAGCAGCAGAGTTAACAGCTGAAGAAACTGGACCTATAAATGAAAACACACCAGCATCTGTATTAGTTGATAGATTAGCTACAACTGAACAAAAACAAAATATAGAAAAAGCTATTCAATCTAAAATAAAAGGTAATACTATAGAGGTTGAACCAGGTAAGTTTACAGATATATCTAACTTAAACTATAAAACTTTAAAAAATCTAGTAGCACCTGAGGTTGCTAGTATGTTTGGTATTGAGGCTGTTGAAAATTATACATCACCTACTAAAACGTTAAAAAATGATGACGTTGTTAGAGCTAGAATGTTTATAGGTAAAAATGCAGATATAATATATAACTCGCTACCAAAAGGTGTTACAGCGTCAGGAACAGCAACTGGATTAAAACAAGTAATAGCTAAAAACTTTTATACAAAAAGTGATACTAGAGTTAAGTATGATCCTAAAGAAGGTGGCGCTGGTATATTTCCTCAGATAAAAAATAAAATGACAGGTAAAGAGTTTGCCGCTGTATTTGGTTATGAAAAAGGTAAACTTACAAGTGTTAAAGGTCAAAATCCAGCTACACTAATATCAGGATTAATGGACGAGGTTGGTAAAACTATAACTAACCAAACAGTAAGACAACAGCTAGATAAAATGAATACAGCTGGTGACAAAGAAGTTGCTGCTCGTATAAAATTACTAGGAGATGGTAAGTCAGATGTTATGTTTAGTCAAGCAGCTTTATCAAAACTATCACCAGAACAACATATTACGTTTTTAGACAAGGCAACTAATATAAACGCTAAAATGATTAACGCTGCTGATGGTAACATGACAAACGTTTTAAATACTCACTTTGCTGATGACATTAAAAATGGTACTTATGATATTGGTAAGCAATCAACAGAACAACTTATAAATAAAGTAGGTAAAACTTTACAAGGTATATACGATGGTATGACTGATGGTAAAAGTTTACCACCAGACTTTGTTTTTGATGGCAATAAAATTGCCGACATGGTTATAGATCAGTTTGTAAATGAAAACATTGAGAATGAGCTTAAAAGCTACGAATCAATAGCTGGTGAAAAAATTCAAGGATTGACTACTGTAGAGGGTATTATATCAGCTAGAAATGCTGCTGTAAAGCTTAGTAATAGATTTGCAAAAAAGAAAGGTAAGGCGTGGGTTAAGAAATTTATAGCACCTGGTTTAAGTGCTTCTGCTAGAGCAGGTAGGGGTGAGTTTGTGTTTAAGCCTGGTACAATGGAGTATAAAATTGACAAAGCTAAACGAAAGTCAAGAAATAGATTTGGGTTAGGTAATGCAGCTGATATAGGCGCTTTATTAGGTGTTACTGATATTAAAATTACTAATAGTTACAACACTGGAGATGTTAAAGCTCACGAAGGTAAATTAACAGTTATACCAAGCCAAAGCAATTTAACTAATATTGTAAAAGAAAACCAAGAAGCTAACCAAGCTTATAGAGATTTTGTTGCAGAGTTAAAAGATATGTATGACAATAAAGAAATATCTAAAAGTGATGTTGTTGCTTTATTACAAGCTATGAACTCTAACCCTAGAGGCTTAACAAGAACAGCTGCTATATTAGATTTTATTCCAGATGGTAAATTTGATGGTAAGCTTAGACTCGAACACATGACGCCAGCCTTACAAGTAAACTTAAACGCCTTAAACCATATTTTAAACGGCACTCCTGAAACAGATCAAAACTTTAAAGATATAATGGATGGTTACAAAGCAGCTTATTTGCCTATTAAGTATGACAACATGGTTAACAAGTTATACAAATCTACACTGCCAATATATGCTGATCCAAAAACACCTAGCGTAGTAAGATATTATAATCCTGAAATGCCATTGTTTGATTTAGTAATGAAACAATTATCTACTGGTAATAAAATAGGTCAAGACTTTGTGTTTAGCTCAAAGCAACAAGCTGAAATGAGAAAGAATAATACTAAAGCCGTTAAAGGTAACAAGTTATATTTCTCAAAAGCATCAGACTCAAACGCTGAGATAAACAGAAAAAATACTATTATAGACAGAGCTATAAAACAAGCTAGATTAGTAACAGATCCAAGAGGTATAACAGTATTAGACTTTGATGATACACTAGCTACAACTGAGTCGTTAGTTAAATTTACAAAACCAGATGGAACTACAGGAACATTAAATGCCGAGCAATATGCTAGTACATATCAAGATTTATTAGACCAAGGATATACATTTGACTTTTCTGAATTTAACAAAGTAGTAAAAGGTAAAATAGCACCTTTATTTCAAAAAGCATTAAAGCTACAAGGTAAGTTTGGTCCTGATAATATGTTTGTATTAACAGCGAGACCACCAGCTGCTCAAAAAGCTATATTTGATTTCTTAAAAGCTAATGGTTTAAATATACCTATGGATAATATAACTGGGCTTGCTAACTCAACTTCTGAAGCAAAAGCCTTATGGGTTGCTGACAAAGTTGGTGATGGTTATAATGACTTTTATTTTGCTGACGATGCTTTACAAAATGTACAAGCTGTTAAAAACATGTTAGATCAATTTGATGTTAAGTCAAAAGTACAACAAGCAAAAACAGTTTTATTTAGCAAGGCTTCTGATAATTTTAATGCTATAATAGAAGATGTTAAAGGTGTTAATAGGTTTGCTGAGTTTTCAGATGCTAAGGCACAAAAGAGAGGTGCTGACAAAGGTAAGTGGAATATATTTATACCTGCTTCTGCAGAAGATTTTAAAGGTTTACTTTACAACTTTTTAGGTAAAGGTAAAAAAGGTGAAGGTCATATGAAGTTTTTTGAAGATGCTTTAATAAATCCATTTTCAAGAGCAATAAGAGAGTTAGATGGGCAAAAAGCTAGAATATCAAGAGACTATAAGTCTTTATTAAAAATGCTACCAGAAGCTAAAAAGATTTTAGACAAAACAATACCTGAAGGTGACTTTACATATGATACGGCTGTTAGGGTTTACAACTGGGTTAAAAACGATTATGATATAAAAGGCTTATCAAAATCAGATAAAGCAAACTTAATAAAAGCTGTAGAAAATAATCCTTCTTTGTTGGCTTATGCTGAAGGATTAGAAAGCGTAACAAAAGGTTATCCAGAACCAGGAGACTTTTGGATGACGGAAACTACACTTTCTGACCTAAACAATATGACAGAAGGTATGAGTAGAAAAGAAGCTTTAGCTGAGTTTATACAAAATAGAGAACAAATATTTGGTGAGTGGCAGAACGGCAAGTTAGTTGGTGCTAACATGAATAAAATAGAAGCTATATACGGTACTAGATTTAGAGAAGCTTTAACTGATATGTTATGGCGTATGGAGAATGGTACTAATAGAGCTTTTGGTAATAACAGGTTGACTAATAGATTTGCTAATTGGGTTAACAATTCTGTAGGTGCTATCATGTTCTTTAATATGAGATCAGCTGCATTACAGACACTTTCTACTGTTAACTTTATAAACTGGAGTGATAACAATGTACTGGCTGCTGGTAAAGCTTTTGCTAATCAAAAACAGTATTGGAAAGATTTTGCAGAGTTATTTAATTCTGACATGTTAAAACAGAGGAGATCTGGTTTAAAAACATCTGTAAGTCACTCTGAGTTAGCCGAAGCTGCTTCTGGTTCTAAAGGATCACCTAAAGCAGTTTTTCAACATATGTTACGTTTAGGTTTCTTACCTACACAAATTGCGGATAGTTTTGCTATTGCAGCCGGTGGTGCTACTTTTTTTAGAAATAGAATTAATAAGTATGTAAAAGATGGTATGTCCGAAACTGAAGCTAAGAAACAAGCGTTTAACGATTTCCAACAAATAGCTGAAGAAACTCAACAGTCATCTAGACCTGATATGATTTCACAGCAACAAGCGTCGCCTCTAGGTAGACTTATACTTGCTTTTCAAAATACACCAATGCAATATACTAGATTAACTAAAAAAGCTATACTAGATTTAGTTAATGGTAGAGGAGACGCTAAGACACATGTATCTAAAATACTTTATTATGGGGCTGCGCAAAACTTAATATTCTCTTCTTTGCAGAAAGCAATGTTCGCGGCTATGTTTGACGACGAAGATGATGAAGAAGCTAAAAAGAAACAAGCTAAAAAAGAAAAGTCTTTATTAAATAGTATGTTAGATTCTACGCTAAGAGGTATGGGAGTTGGTGGTGCAATTGTTTCTACGGCTAAAAATATGATTATTAAGTTTTTAGAAGAAGATCAAAAAGGGTGGAATGCAGACTTTGATAAGGTTATAGTAGAATTCTTAAATCTATCACCACCTGTTGGATCTAAAGTTAGAAAACTAAAATCAGGTTTTAGTACATATCAATTTAACAAAGAGGTTATAGATTATATGCCTAAAAACGATATTGACAATCCTATGTGGGAAACTATTGGTAATGTTGTTTCTTCAACTACAAACGTTCCTATGGATAGATTAGTTAATAAAACAAACAACGTTCGTGAGGCTTTTAATAATCAAAACGAGACTTGGCAAAGAATAGCTATGTTAATGGGTTGGAATAGATGGGATGTAGGCGTTGAAAAAACAAGAGTTAAACAAGCGAAAGAAGAAATAAAAGCCAAAAAAGAAGCTGAGAAAAAAGCTAAACAAAAAAAGAAAAGAAAAGAAGAAGCTAAAAAGAGAGTTCAGTGTTCTGCTACTAAAAAAAGAGGTGGTAGATGTGGCAACAAAACTTCTAATAAAAACGGAAAATGTTATGCTCATCAGTAAAAAACAATAAAAACAAGTGATTTTAAAGATATGAAGAAAATACTAATAATATTACTAGTCGTTATAACGTCTTGCGTAACTCCAAAAGATTGTTGCGCACAAGTTAATTTGAAAAAATATTTCAAGTTTTCAACTTTTTATGCAGCCGCAAGTGGAGGTACGTCTATATCAGATGTTGAAACATTTTCTGTTAATAACGGCTTGGAAACCAATACCATAAAAACACCTTTTGATTATAATTTAGCTTTAGGTATACGTAAAATTGCTAGGTTTGGTTACGAAAACAGAGCACAAACGTTTTATGATGGTACGGAAGAATCTTGGTCAGACGGTGCTAATGTTGGTAAAGCCCGTGGGCTAGAATTTTTATTTGAAATAGATTATAAAAGACAACAAGGTAATGAATATTTAGATCAGCATCACTTTATAAGATTTGTAGACAATCAATACATACTTAAAGGTGAGTATTTAGAAGATGGTTTTGCAGACATTAAATACTTTGAAACATCTGAAAGGTATAGATATAAAGCTAATGACAAATTGTCCTTTAACGCTGGGCTTGCTCAAAGGTTATCAGAGCCGTATGGTTATGATCCTTTAGCAGAATGGGTGCTAAGCAATGGCAATATACATTACACTTACCTAGCACTACAAGAGGGTTATAACGTCGACGTAGCTGCTAGTGAGTATTTTTCTCCTGATGGAGAACTCGTTGCTACAAGCAAGGAGGTTTGGGAAGAGGTTGTTATACCGACTGTGCTGGCTGATTACACTGAAAGAAAACGTAACGAGCTAGATTTAATGATACAGCATTCAGTTGTATTAGGTTTTGATTATTATCACTACACAAAAACCTTTTGGACACACACGTGGGCTAATTTAATGCCTTACCATTTAGACCAAGGAGGTGAATTTTCTTACCATAAATTTAACAACGGACAATGGTTAGATTATAGTGGTGGTATTATATTTGGTTATAAGTATAGTAAAAGATTAGGTACTTTTGTTGAAGGAAAATATAATAAATACTGGAATAGAGAGTGGTACGACTTTAAATTTGGAATTAACTACATAATACTTTAGCATGTATCAATATAAAATAAAGCTCGATAGAGTTATTGATGGTGATACTATAGATTGTTATATTGATCTAGGTTTTGACATTAACACGAAGAAAAGAATTAGATTTGCTGGTATTAATACTCCAGAATCTAGAACAAGAGATCTTGAGGAGAAAAAAAGAGGTTTAGCTGCTAAAGCTAGATTAACAGAAATATTAGAAGAGGCAAGTGAGATACATCTTGATTCTCATGGTCTTGGTAAGTATGGTAGAGTTTTAGGCGAGCTAAGTGTTAGCAGCGATAACTCTATTACAATGGTAAACGTAAATGAATTATTAATTAAAGAAGGCCATGCTGTAGAATATCATGGCGGTAAACGTTAAAATGGGAAAAGAATTAAATGAAGACACTGGCTTTCAGGTTAGTATAAAGACACTAATAGCAATAGGTTTTGCAATGGCTACAATTATAGGTATGTGGTTTGCTTTACAAGCAGACATAGCTGAGGCTAAAGAACTACCAGTACCACCAGCACCAGATGTTACTCGTATGGAGTTTGACATGAAAGATCAAATGATTCGTCAGACTATTATGACAACTCAAGAAGATGTACAAGAGATTAAGAAATCTATAGAAAAAATAGAAGATAAACTATTTGACAGATAATATGAATAAAATAATACTAACACTACTTATGACATTTAGCATGATTGTTAATGCTCAAATAGTAGTAACTGAATTTAATGCAGAATGGAATGCCGCTAACAAAGTTGAATGGGTGGATAAACTATCTGATTGTGATGTAACTAAAGTTGATATAACAAAAGAGGCTGAATTACAACAAAAACATAAGGTGGTTATAGTGCCTACTATAATTGTTTTTAAAGACGGTGAAGAAATAAAAAGGTATCAAGCAGACCTTAGTTTTAAAATGCTTGCAACGAGGAAGGAAATACAAGAATTTATTAATGAACAAATAATGAGCGATTTTTAATATGAAAGAAAAAATATGTAAACTAATTTGCAAACTTACTTTTGGTAAAGTTTGTATTGAATGGTGTAAAGATTGTAACTGTGCGTAGTTTATTACTAGCGTTACTATTACCTTTAGCGTCATTTGCGCAATTAATAGTAGATACAACAGCACAAAACAAAAAAGTTGTACTAGAAGAATTTACGGGTATACACTGTGTATTTTGTCCTGACGGTCATTATATAGCACAACAAATAAAAAATACTTATCCTAGCGATGTATTTTTAGTAAACCTACACACAGGCGGTTACGCGTCACCAAATCCTGGAGAACCTGATTTTAGGATTATGGAAAGTGATAGTATTGCAGAAATAGCAAATATAGCTGGT